GATGCGGTGCTCGGTCGCGGACACCGACGGGCGGAACGTGTCGACCCAGCCGGTGATGACGAGGTCGTTGTCGATGAAGACCTTGCACGCCGCACCCGGATAAATCGGCCACGGCTCGACATGCGACACGCCCAGCGCGAAATCCGCGGCGGCTCGTTCCAAACCACGCGTCACGCGGATGGACGTCCACCCGTAAAACCGTTCATCGTTGATGAGGAGCGAGAGCACACTCACCGGTCGAGCACCCTTCCCAGCATCGGCATGAACGCCGGATTACGGGCACCGGTGCGCGCGACGATCTCGAGGTTGCGCTCCGCATCGGCGTAGAGCTGATGCGCCAGCGTGATCGCATTGACCGGCCGGTGCGTCTGAAAGGTCGTGAGCGAGGGAAGTTGCGCGGCGCGGTTATCGAGGTCGTCGAGAATCCGGTGCGCGAGCTCGATCAGCGCCGCGAACCCGACGTCGTCATGCGTGGCGGCAGCGGCATCGCTCTCGGCGAGGAACAGCTCGAACACCTGGCGGCGGATGGTCTCGGCGCGTTCGGTGTTGTCGAGATCGATCGCCGGCAGGACGTAGCCGATCTCCCGCAGTGCCAGCCGGGACGCGAGACGCTCGATGGCGATCGCGTTGCGCGTCTCGGCCTCGCTCGCCCTGCGCGTTGCCGTAAAGCCGGTCGCGATCGAGAGCATGCCGCCGAAGACGGCATCGGGCTCCATCGCGTCCGTCATCGCCGCATAGACCGCGTCGATCGTCTCGTAGAGCCGGGGCGGATCGTAGACCAGGCTCGCTCCATGCACGCTGAGCCGGTAGAGCGCATCGGCGAGCTCAGCCTGCGCTTGATCGCTGCCGGCGGCCGGACGGCGGATCTCGGTGAGATGCGCCGCCAGTGATGCGACGTTCTCCGCGGCGGCGACCGCGATCGGGTTGAGCGCGCCACTCATCAGGCGGACACGCTGAAGTTGGTGAGGAAGCTGGTGCGTTCGGCATCGCCGAGATTGCCGGCGGCGGTGCCGAGCTGCGCGGTCGTATCCTCACGCCCGGTGGGATATCGCTGCTCGCCATGCTCGACGAATTCGAGCGTGATCGGCGAGTAGCGCGTCGTCTCCCGCTCATCCTGGAAATCGCATGTGGTGCAATCGGCCTGCACCGAGCCCTCGATCGGCAACACCAGCGCGCCGGGTTCCGCCTGGTTCTGGCACGCGCGCAGTAGCGCGGCGCGCTGCAGCGGATAGGTGTCGCCGATCACGTAGCCGGTGATCGACCAGGTGCGCTGTCCGTGCCCGAGCGGCTCGGACCAGGGCGTGTTGCGGCCGGGATACTGGTGATTGGCCCGGCGGAACCCGTGGCCGTGCCGGATCGAATCGAAATGGAACGGCACGCCGCGGAACGAGGCCGGGCGCAGCATGCGGATCCAGGAATCAACCCCGGTGCCGGTGACCGCGCCGGCGAGGGCTGAGACGGCTGTGAGCGCGTCGCTCATGCGGGTGCCGCCATCGAGGCGCCGACATCGCCGGTGATCGCGACCGGGCCGCGTGTCGTTTCGGTGACGGTCGTGCCGGGTGGCGCGTTGGCAAACCTCACGGTCATCTCGCCGCCGACGTCCACGCGCTGCTGGGCGCCGACCGCTGTTGCTTGCTGGGGGATGGTACCAGCGGAGGTAATACTCGGGCCACCACCACCACCGCCCGTGACGAGGTTCTTGCCCCAGTCTAACGCGTTACCCACCAAACCCGCACTCTGCCGCACGAGGCCTGCGGGCGAGGGCAGCTTGGCGACGGCATCGATAACCTTTCCCACCGCGCTGGCGATCGTATCGACAATGGGTTTGATAAGGTTCCAGGCCGTGTCGATCGTCACCCTGATGCCCGACCACAGATCGTCCCACCATTTCGTCAGCCCGTTCCAGGCATTCTTGATCGCGTCCGGGATGAATTTGCCGACGAACTCGGTCAGCCAATTGATCCCGGTCCAGAATCCGATCTTGACGCCTTGCCAGAGATTGACGGCCCACGCCGCGAGACCGTTCCAGGCGTTGCTGATCGGCGCCCAGACCCACTGACTGACAAACTCGCCGAGCCAGTCGATCGCACTCCAGAAGCCGGCCTTCACGTCGGCCCACAGTTGCGTCGCCCATGCGGCGATGCCGCTCCAGGCCGTCTTGATCGGTTCCCAGACCCACTGACTGACAAACTCGCCGAGCCAGTCGATCGCCGCCCAGAATGCTGCTTTAACGGCGCCCCAAATGCCGATCAGATGCTCCTTGATCGTGTCCCAGTTCTTGTAGAGCGCCCAGCCGCCGGCGATCAGCGCGGCGATCGCCACGAGGAACCAGCCAACCGGCGTGGCAAGCAACGTCAGACCGAACGAGACGAAGGCGGCGCCGAGCGTGGCGATCGGGCCGAGCAGCCCGGTCATCGCGAGGCCGAGCAGGCCCAGCGCCACCTTCCAGCCGCCGACATAACCGATATTGTCGTTGATCCAGGTGCCCCAGGCCTTGATCTCTTTGATCGTGCCCTGCCAATCGATGTTCTTCAGCGCCTCGCCGAGCGCCTTGAACGCATCCGTCAGTCCTTTGACGATGGCCTCGCGGTTTTCCTTCAGGAGATCAGCGAAGATCGGGATGATCTGCTGCAGCACCGGCAACAGCGCCTGGTTGATCTGCAGCCCCATGCTCTCCCAGAGATTGCCGATCTGGCGCTGTGTGGCGGCATACTGCTCGGCGATTTTCGCCTGCTCGGGACTGATGATGAGGCCAAGCTTCTCCGCTTCCTCGATGAACTTGGCGATCCCGGCGCTGCCCTGATTGAGCAGCTTCAGCATCTCGGGGCCGAGTGCGCGGCCAAACAGCGCCGAGGCCATGCGTGCTTTCAGGAGCGGGTCGGTCTGGCGCGCGATCGCATCGGCGAACTTGGGCAGGATGTCGGTGATGTTGCGCACCGAGCCGTCCGCGTTGCGGAACGAGATACCGAGCTTGCGCATCAGGCTGGTCAGGTCGGTGCCCTTGCCGGTCATCGCCTTGGCCATCGCCTGGTTACCGCGGACCAGCGCGTTGTTGAACTGCTCGACATCGATGCCGGCGCGGCGCGCGGCGTATTGCAGCCCGGATAGTCGCGTCGTCGTCGTGCCCAGCACCTGGGCGGTCCGGTCGAGGTCGCGGACGCGATCGACGTAGCGCTGCATGCCCGAGATCATCTCGGCCATGCCGAAGCCCGAGCCGATGCCGACCAGGCCGAGCAGCGGCTTCGTCAGCGACATGATCCGGCTGCCGACGGAACGAAGCGCGCCGCCGACCTTGCCGAACGAGGCCATGAGCTTCGGGCCGCCCATGCGCTGGAAGGCGTTGCTGAGATTGAGCGTGATCCGCTGCAGGCCGGCGATCTGCTTGCCGACCTTCTGGATCGTCGCAGTGGCCTTGTCCTCGGCGCTGAGTGTCGCGGAGACCGCGACCTTGGTGTCGCTCATCGCCGTCGCCGCCCGGCCCGCTGGGCCTGCATCTGCTCGGCCTGCACCTGCTCGCGCTCTCTCTGCCGTCTCAGGTCATCGATGATGCGCATCGTCTGCTGTTCGTATCGCTCGATCTCTTCCGCGGTCAGGCTGAGGAATTCTCGAGGGTGGACGTGCCAGAACCAGGCGAGATCGAAGGATCGCTCGTCGAGGCGTCTTCCTCGTCCGCCATAAAACCCGTGACCATCTCCATCACCTTCCTCACGTCCCGGCCCGGCAGCTCTTCAAGTGTCTTCATGGGAACCTTGGCGAGACGCGCGGCCAGTTTGAACAAGGTCGGCATATCCACGTGGACATCGCCGCCGGAGGAGCTCACCGGCATGCCGCAAGCGAGATAATCCTTGCCTTTCGGTTCGCGGAACCGGAGCTCGGTGATCTTGTCGCCGAACGCCTCGGCCGGCTTCGACAGCTTGACGACGTTCTTGTCCTCCTCGTCGCTCACGCCAGCAGCTCCTCGCCGCTCATGCCCTGGAACTCGAGGCTAAACGAGCCTTCGTCGGCGTTGAGATCAATAGCGGCGGCGGTCCAGGCATTGCGCAGCAGATAGCTTTTCCCGTTGACAAGGTCGGCCTGAACGGTGGCGTTGCAGATCCGTCGCAACGCTTTCAGCGATAGCCTGCCGTTATCGCTGAAGGTTCCGCTGATGGTCGGAATATGCGGTGACTGGGTGAAGCCGTGCACGCGGTCCATGCCGCCGACGCCGGTGCGCTCGAATTCATCGATGTTGATCGTGAGATCGCCCCTGAGAGCAAGGTATACGTCATCGGCGCGGACGGTTGCGGTGCCGCCGATCGCATTCGGACAATAGGCCATGGCTTCCCCCTATTACGCGGCCAGCGGCAACGCCTGCGACGCGGTGCGCAGGCGGAACGCTGCCAAGAGACCGGCCACACGCAGCTGATTGACGAGATCGGGCGAGGCCAGGATGTTCACGCGGTTCGGATCCTGCGCGTCCCGCTCGACGATCAGCAGCTCCTTGAAGCTGTCGACGTTCTCGACGATCCCGGCATCGACCATGTCGAGATAAGCGACGACGACCTCACCCTTGATGCCGCGCGGGCTCACCGCCGCCTGGCCGGGACCCACGACGGTGTCGTCATCGACCAACTTATGGCGCGGGAATTTCTGCACGATCCGCTGGCGCAGGAAGCGCACGAAATACTGGACCGTCGCCAGCGTCTCGACGTCGAGATAGGACGGATCGGGCTGGCCCCAGGCGTTCCGCTGATAGGTCGTGATGCAACGGTTGATGCGGACCTGGCCGTCGACCTCGTCCTCGACCGCGATGCCCGCGAACAACAGCGTCTGGCGGTCCCGGATCTTGAACTTCTTATCCCGCCTTGGCGGCATGCAGCCGACCAATGGCAAGGTCTGCAACGGTCTTGCCGGATCGATCCGAAGGCTGGTGGCCGCTTCCGCAGTGAGCGCGGCGGCGCGCCGCCAGGGCGGCGTGAGCGAGCCATCGACGCCATGGACGGTCGCATGCGGGTCATTGCGCGTGACGCCAAAGGCGCGGAGATCGCCGAGCGTGTCGTTGCGCGCGGTGAAGACGTGGCCGTACACCTGCCGGTCCCAGGCCCACCTTCCGGTGATGTCGTTCATCGCCTCTTCGATCGCATTCAGTGAGGCGACATCGGTCCAGGGACAGCCGATGTAGTCATAGACGTCGTCGCCCAATGCCTCGAGAGCGGGACGGAGGTCGGGAATGCCCGCGCCGTTGGCCATCGGGTCGATTTCGACGGTGACGCCAGGCGGCAGCTCCTCGCCGGCAGCGAGGCCGCGCCATGCGACGGCGAGCGAGATCCCGTTGCCGAGAGTGCCGGCCTGCTTGGCGGTGAGCGTGATCTCGCCATTGGTCGCATCGGCTGTCGTCAGCCCGAACGGATCCTCGTTGATCGTTGCGGCGAGAAGATCGGCCATCGCATCCGGCGGCGCGCCCGGTGCGACGCCGATGCGGTAGAGGTCGCCGCCGATGTAGAACGGGATCATGCCGCCGGCCGTCGCGGTGCCGATGATCCGCACCTCGCCCGTCGCCTGTGTCGCACCCGGGCCGGACGAAGTCGGGATCATCCACAATTCGCCGAACGAGTCGTTGCGGCGATAGGTGTTGACCATGTCGGCGAGGACGGAGCCTGGGCCGCACACCTCGTAGGCCATCGCGGGCGAAGAGACGAGAATGGGTGTGTTGAGGATGTCAGGATCCGATGAAGTCACCGGGCCGATGATGCAAGCCGGCTGCTGCATCGAGAGATGGCCGGCGAGCTCGTTGGAGATTTCTGCGTAGAAGAGCGGGACTCTTAGGTTCGCCGGGATGTGGGAAAACGATACGGCCAACTCAGTGCTCCTTTCTCGTCTCGTTCGGCTTCTTGGCTTCCGGCTTCACCCGGCGCGGCTCCTGCCGCGCATCGTCGGGACGCGCCGTGCGCGTCGCCGTGCGCGGATCCCGTGGCGGCGCGGTCCTAGGCATCGTCTTGAGCAATGATCCACTCCGCTCCGAGTTCGAAACGTCCGTCTGGCCCCGGGTACCCGCCCGGGTAGCCTCCGGGCACGTTCGGCGGCGTGCCGGGCGGACCGGTGTTCGGATCGGCCGGCGGGTCGATGAAGTCGAAGCGCACGCGGATGCGCTTCAGCTGGTCCGGGAATTCGAGCTCGAAGCACTCGGCCGAGATGACGGTGATGTCGGTCGTCGCGATCGCGGTGCGGAGTTCGCCCTGATCATCGATGTCGATCGTCGTCGCCATGGCATCGACGCGGCGGATGACCTTGCGGACGGCGATGTCCGCAAGGAGCGCCGTCTCGGCGATCTCGCAGAGCCAGTCGAGCCGCTCCATCGCGGCTGGGTCTTCGTCATTGTGCTCGCAGGTGACCTGCAGGCGCAGCGTCACGGCGGCCTCGAACTCGCCGATATCGTGTCCGCGCGCGCGGTTGGCCCGCTGCGCCGACGGCGTCGTGATCCTGACCGCCGGCAGGATCTCCCGCGTGAGCGGCGGCATCCGGCTGTCGTAGACATGGCGCTGAAACGCGGCGAGCTCCCTCAGGCGCTCGGTGACGGTTCGGCGCAGCAGGGTCCGATAAGGGAGCTGCATGGCGTTGACGCTGGCGCTTCGCGTTAGCCCGAAACAACGCCCGAATTGCTGCCCGAAATGCTATTATTCACTACCCCGCCTGACCACACGCGCGCGCCCGACGAGAATGTTGCGGATCGTCTTGTCGGAGAGGCCCGGGCTTTCGGCAGACGAGCCGGTGAGCCGCCGGCGGATAAGCGGGATGATAGATGCCAGCGACGCGTTTGGCGGCAGTTTCGGCGCGATCGCCTCATAGGCGCGCAAAATGTCGTCGCGCAGCGTGGGCCGCCCCGGCTGGCCGCGTTTCCACAGAAGGCCTTCGTCCTCCTCCTTCTCGGGCTCGGTCGGCAGCGGGGCGTCTTCGCCGTGCTTGATCAGCCGGTACGCCAGCTCGCCGATATCGTCGCGGTCGAGATGGACGATTTCCCATCCCTCGTCGCGCATGATGAAACGGTGGCCGATCTGCGGGACGTCGGCGGCGAAGACGTCGCAGCGATCGCAGCGCCACCAGGTCTCGGTGACATTGAGACCATCACCGTCGCCACCGAGATTGACCGTGTAGCCATCGATCCTGAGCCGCCCCGTTATCACCAGGGGCTGCCCGTTCGGCGCCTCGAGCCAGGTCACGTCCTGCGGGAACGTGTTGCGCAGGACCGGCAGGATCAGCCTGCCCCAGTCCACCGGTCAGCTCTCCGCGATGACCGCCAGCAGATTGTGCACCACGAGGCTCAGGACGAGGTTTCGGGCGGGATGCTGCGGCGCGAGCTCGGTGACCTGTTTGGCAATCGCCGTCGCATGCTCGACCATAGGTTGGCGGTCGTCGTGCGGGATCCGATCGTACCCCGCCATTTCGCCGGCCAGCTTCGAGGCAAGACGCGCCCGATCACTCACTGCCGCGCGCCGGCCGATCCGCGGCCCGACGACTTCCGGCCTGGATGCTTACCGTTAGCCGCGGCGGTCGCTTTTCCGGCCCGGCCGGTTCGGACTTTACTGACGCGGGGTGCGGCTGGCTGCGGGCAGGGCCTCGTACTGAGGACCGCAATGTCGACCTTCGAGATCAGCGGCGATGCGTTGCCGATCAGCTTGGTCAGCGCGCTGCCGACCGCGACAGGCTCAGCTTCATCCGATTCGATCGTGAGGTTGACGAGATAGGAGATCGCGACGGTCAACGCTTGTTGCCTCCGTTCTTGCGCTTCGCGCGCGGCTTCTTGCGGGCCACCACGCCGACCGTGCTGCCGGCGACGCTCGATGATTGCAGTGGGGCATCCGATCTGACATGGGCGGCGGGCGCTGATGCAGACATCGGCGCCGATCTGACATTACCCGCCGGTGCGGATCCAGACATCGGTGCGGGCAGCGGGCCGGACGTGAGAGGTGCTGCGAGCGGCTCAGGCGGCAGACGCGAGCGCCAGCCCGTGTAGCGCATGTCGGCCTCGAGCGCGGCGACGCGGGCTTTCAATAACGCAA